ATACTAATCTTACAGATAGTAATAGCATACGTTTTAAAAAACCAACTTTAGATGAAGTTAAAAATTATTGTATCTTACGAAAAAATAATATAGATGCAGAAGCATTTATTGCCTATTACGAATCTAAGGGCTGGATGGTAGGCTCAGGTAAAATGAAAAAATGGAAAGCAGCAGTAGTAACTTGGGAAAAGAAAACTTTTAACAAACCAACAATGTCAAAGCTAGATGCTCAAATCAATGCTTGGCAAGAAGCTAAAAAATTATTATGAAAGTTATACCTTTATATCCAAAAGAAATAATCACAGTAGAAGATGATGAATGTTTATATTGTTTTGCTTATATAGATATAGATGAAGGTGAAATATTTTGTTGTGAAGAATGTCAATTAGAATTTGATGAAGAAAATCCTGAGCAAGTACCTGAATTAAAAGATATTAAATTATGAAACCACTTAAACAAGAAAACCTACAAGAGCTTACAGAAAAAGTATTAGACTTAATAGTAAAGACAGCAGTAGAGATAGGACACAATTCAGATTCTAAAAGTCTAGCTAGTCTAAGTAAGATATTTGCTTCAGACTTAATTAGAGAAAGACGCTTTGGTAAAATGAGCTTCAATCAAGTTGTAGATGCCTTTCACTTAGGCGTAAGATTTGGAAAAGATGAGCCATTTTTAAATATCAGAACTTTTTACAAGTGGGTATATGCTCACAAGCACGTCATAGACGATGCAACTTATCAAACAGAAACTTTACAGCAAAAGAATGTTCCTTATTATCAATCACAAAAACTATTAAAATGAAGATACTAACAATCATCTGGCTATTAATTATTGTAGCTTGTATTTTAGAAGCAATATTTTTTACTAAATTTGAAGACGAATTATAACATTAACTTATGAAAACAAAAGAAGTAGTAAAGCAACTCCTGATAGATAAACCTCATTTAAGAGATAGTGACCCTAAGCTAATAGCTACTTATTGGTGGAGAGAATTACAAAGAAAAAACATAAATCCTTCTGAAATGAATGGACTTGAATTTATGAAGATGTTTGCTGACAGTAAACTGACTAACATAAAGACTATTGAAAGAATGCGTAGGAAGCTACAAGAAGAATGCCCTGAGCTTAGAGGAAAACTTTATAAGGTAAGAAAAGAAGAAATACAAGACCAATGGAAGAAAGACTTAGGATATGAAAACAGTTAATAGTGTAAGTGGAGGAAAAACCTCTGCGTATATAGCAGCCAATTACCCTGCTGATTACAATGTATTTGCTTTAGTTAGAATGAATGGAATACAAACAATAAAAGATAAAAAATTAATACAATTTATTGAAGATAAAATACAAAAGCCATTTATTGCTACACCTGAAGATGATAAAATAATTAATACAATAATTGATTTAGAACAATATATAGGTAAAGAGATTAAATGGGTAAGCGGAGTTACTTTTGATGAGCATATAAAATCTATAAATGGTAATGTGCCTAATTTAATGAGAAGGACTTGCACTCAATCTTTAAAATTGCAGCCAATGTTTGAATGGTGGTTAAAAGAAATAAGTGAAATAGTTGAAATGCGTATAGGTTTTAGGGCTAATGAAATGAGAAGGGCTAACAATACAACATCTAGATTAAATAAAAATGGACTGCTAGAGTTTAAGCACATAATAGGTAAGCATAAAAACGGAAATAACAAATGGAAAATGACAGAGTGGCAAAAACCTTTTTATCCTTTAATAAAAGACAATTTATATAAAGACCAAATAAATTTATATTGGGAAGATAAGAATGTATTGTTTGCTCCTATTAACAATTGTGTTGGTTGTTTTCATCAAAATACTATTTTATTAAGAAAAAGATTTGATTGGTTTCCTGAAAAAATGGAATGGTTTATGTCAAAAGAAGGAAATGATAAACTAATTAGAAGAACAGAAAAAAATAGTGGAAATATAAATTTATGGAGAGCAGGGCAAGATAAATTGACTTATAAACAAGTAAAAAGTACAAAACTACAAGCTAGTTTATTTGATGATTTAACAACTGATGATTTTGATGAATGTGATAGCGGATATTGTGGACTATGAAAAAGACAGTCAGTAAATTAAAAAAAGAACTAGATAAATGGTTTAGTCTTTACATTAGGCTGAGGGATGCAACTGATGAAGGACTTGTACAATGTTTTACTTGCGGAAAAGTAGCTCACTATAAAACAGGAAGTATGCAAAACGGACATTTCCAGTCTAGGCGTTTTATGGCAACTAGATATTCTGAAGATGGAAATTGTGAGGTGCAATGCCAAAAATGTAATATTTGGGAACAGGGAATGCAGTTCCGATTTGCTATGAATCTAGATGCTAAGTATGGAGAAGGAACAGCACAAGAACTAGAATATTTAGCAAGGACAATAGTAAAATTTACTAGAGTAGATTATGAAGAAAAGATAGCTTATTACAAATCAACTGTTGAAAAGTTAAAAAATGATAAAGGAATAGAGTAACCTTTTCCATAACTTTGCGTATGACAAAACCGATTTATTCAAGTGAGCAACACAAATCAATACTTGAAGTTTATACAACTATGTGCAAACAGTTCACTCAAGACATAACTACTAAAAGCAGATACAATAACTATCTTGAAGTAGTAGATTTGATTGTGGATTATTCAAACGCCTATGGGAAAGGACATAGAGAAGAAGGTAATTTTTATGATTGGCTTATGATATTGCCTATTAATATATCTGTTGCTACAAGTGGATTCTTAGCAGGAATAGAAACTAAAAGCAATTCAGCAGCAGTTAGGGCTTATAAAGTGGTGTTAGACCAGATGCTTCAGGAAACGGTAGATAGACTAGATGCTTTAGAACCATCTAATGACTGAGATATATTTAGAAATATCAAAGCTAACAGATAAATTCAGGACAATGTGCTATGGGCTTACTCAGGACTCAGTTGCTATTAATGACGCCGTTCAAGAACTTTACTTATATTTTCTTCAGATGAATCCTGAAACATTAAGAAACATTTATGATAAAGATGGTTTAGATGGAATAACAAGATATGGAGCAGTAGTATTAAGAAGAAGTTTAACAAGTCCAAGAAGTCCTTTTTATTATAAATACAAAAAATACTACACTAACTTGTCAGGGGTAAATATGACACATACTTCAAAAGATAATTTTCATAAAAGCATCTATAACATTCCAGAAGAAAAGGTAAATAATTACCAATGGACAAAGCTAGAAGAAATTGATAAGGCATTAGAAGATTCAGAATTTACTTGGTACGATAAGAAGGTCTTTGAGCTTTACTATTCAGGTGAAACACTAGACTCACTCGCTAAGAAAACAGGAATAAGTCGCAACAGTCTTTTCACAACAATAGACAAAGTAAGAGAAATACTAAAAAAGAAATTAAATGAAACTATATAATCCAGAAACTCACGATAGCTTTTATATGCAGTTTGGCTTTAGGCATCCTGATGACAAAAAGAAATATGAATAAGTTTTTTGTTCCTGATGAAATATATGAAGAAAGAATTGAAATCTGTAAAGGGTGTGTTTACTATAAAAAACTATTAGGGAATTGCGCAGTTTGCAAGTGCTTTATGAAAATTAAAGCCCGTCTTGCTCCTATGTCTTGTCCGCAGTCTTATTGGTTAAAGACAACAGAAATAGAAACCCCTGATGATTTACCACAACATTTGATAGATGAAGTCTTAGATGTTTGGAAAGATTTAAAAACAGGAAGGGCAAAAGATGTACAAGCTAAAAAAAGAATGATTGAACTCTATAATACTATTCACATGACTAATTTTGGAACAAGCACTTCTTGTGGTTCTTGTTTATCAACTTGCTTTGATGGCATAAAAAAACTATATAATAAATACAATGAATAAAAGACATTACAAATCAATTAAATCAGTATTAAAGTTTCACATTAAAAAGAATGTTAAAAGCCTGTGGACTTGGAAAGATGATAACTTCACTTGCATCTGGAAAAACTATTCAGGAGAAGACAGAATTTATACAAGTGAACAATTATTAAAACTCTTAGAAAATGGTGATATCAATTGATAAATACAAAACAATGAAAGATAATAAAATACCTAAATACTATAAAGGGAAAAATGGATATATGGCAAAAGATGTTGTATCTAACTTTGACCTTACTTATAATATCGGAACAGCAGTAACGTATTTAATCCGAAGTAAAAATAAGCACAATGATGGAGGGGTTGAAGATATAAGGAAGGCAATACATCATCTACATTTTGAACTAGATAAAATACATAATGACAAAGTATAGCTGTAAATGTGGAAACACAGAAGAAATAGGTAAAGCTACTTTAGCACTAAGAGATGGGAGATGGCGAACAATTCAAGCTCTTTGTGATTGCGGTGAATGGATGGAGTCTGAGCCTGAAGAAGGAATGCCTAGCCTTAGAAGAACAGAGCCTACATTAAGTTCAAAAGGAGATAAGCTCTGGGATGAAGCGAAAGAAAAACTTTGTGGCGAAAGAGGTATCAATGAAGACTTTGATTAAAACAAATAACAATAAATTCTATTATATACTATGAAGCAACAAGTTAAGATAAGTAAAGTTAAGGGAAACCCTAGCAATCCTAGAATTATTAAAAACGATAAATTCAAAAAGCTAGTTACAAGTATTAAGGAATTTCCTGAGATGCTAAAGCTAAGACCTATTGTAGTAGATGAAAACTTTATGGTACTAGGTGGCAATATGAGATTGAAGGCAAGTAAAGAAGCAGGACTATCAGAAGTATGGATAGAAATAGCAGAAGGACTTACTGAAGAACAAAAGAAAGAGTTTATAGTAAAAGACAATGTAGGTTTTGGTGAATGGGAATGGGATATATTAGCTAATGAATGGGATAGCGTACAACTTGCAGAATGGGGGTTAGATGTGTGGGAAAATCAAGATGATGGAATAGTAGAAGAAGATGACACATATACAAGAAAGATAGTAGCTCCAACTTATGAGCCTAAAAATGAAAAGCCTATTATAGATGATTTATTCAGTACTCAAAAAGCAGATGAACTTATACATAAAATAAAACAAGCTGACTTAAGTGAAGAAGAACTAATGTTTTTATCTCATTGTGCATTAAGACATACAGTTTATGATTACAGCAAGATAGCAGACTTCTACGCACATTCAAGCAAAGAGATTCAAGAGCTTATGGAAGATTCAGCTTTAGTGATAATAGACTTTGATAAGGCTATAGAGAAAGGATATGTAAAACTTACTAAGGATATTGCAGCAGCTTATGAAAAGAATGGCATATTATGATAGATGAAGATTTTGCTGTATTTATTTTAACTTATGGAAGACCTGATAATGTAAAGACTTATAAGACACTAAAGAGGTTTGGATATACAGGAAAGATTTATTTTATCTGCTCAGATGATGACAAACAGTTAGATAAATATAAAGAGCTTTACAATAAACAAGTTATAGTATTTTCAAAAAAAGACTATAAGAATACATTTGATATAGGTGATAATTTTGATGATGAAAGAGTAGTGGTATATGCTAGGAATGCTTGTTTTGATTTAGCTAAGAAAGTTGGCATTAAATACTTCTTGGTTCTTGATGATGATTATACAGATTTTAGTTATAGATTTAATGGGGAGTTGTCGTATAATAATGAAAGAAAATATGTTGATGGGGTATTAGAGTGTTTTTGGGTAAAAGACTTAAATAAGATGTTTGAAATTATTTTGAATTACTATAAATCAATTCCTGCAAAGACAATAGCTCTATCTCAGAATGGAGATTGGATAGGCGGTAAGGACAATAGTTGGGCGAAAGAACTAAAGCTTAGAAGAAAATGTATGAATAGCTTTTTTTGTAGTACAGAAAGACCTTTTAAGTTTACAGGAAGAATTAATGAAGATGTAAATGCCTATACGAGACTAGGAGCAGTAGGTGATTTGTTTTTAACTATACATAATGTATCTTTAAAACAAACAGATACACAAGCTAATGATGGTGGCTTAACTGATATATATTTAAGTCAAGGGACTTATGTAAAGTCTTTTTATTCTGTAATGTTTAGTCCTTCATCAGTAAAGGTAGCTCCTATGGGGAAACATCAAAGACTACATCACAGGATAAGTTGGAACAATGCAATCCCTGTAATTTTAGAAGAAAAATATAAGAAATAATGGAACAAAATAGAACACAAATCACCACTCTTATGAAAAACATAGAGAAGATTCAATATAGAGCAAAGAAGTCAGAACATGGGGTTGGATTATTTACTATAAAATCTATAAAAAAAGATGATGAAATTTTTGGCTTATTAGACAATCTAGGAATAGGCTCTTATTATGATGCTACTGAAGTCAAGAAAAATTTAAGTAAAGAACATATCAGTTTACTAGATGACTACCATTGTAACCCTCATGGAGAGTTATTTATTCCTGATGATTATAATGACTATTGTTCAAAGTTAAGGATTGTCTATTTTTTAAATCACTCAAATAAACCTAATATAGCAAGAGTTGGCACTTCAGTAAAAGCATTAAGAGATATAAATATAAATGAAGAATTATTTGTTGACTACAATTACTGGTGTGGAGGGACTCAAAAGATTTTAGAATCAAATAGTAAATATAAAACTTTAGATAATTTAGCTAATGAATTATTACAAACATTAAATCATAAATGGAACAAAACAGAACAAAAATAAATAAAGAAAGATTATTAAAAGCCTTAGAGTCTAGTTTAGGAGTAGTAACTACTGCATTAAAGTCTTGCGACTTATCAAGAACTAATTACTACAAGTGGCTAAAAGAAGATGAAGAATTTGCTAAAGATGTACAAGATGTAGAGTTAATAGCTCAAGATTTTGTTAAGTCTAAATTCTATGAATGTATAAAAGACAAAGTGCCTTCAGTAGTAATACATGGAGCTAAGAACATTCTAGGAATGAATGAAACAAATAGACTAGATATCACTTCAGGAGACAAAGCTATCAATATGCCTGTTATAACATTTGTAGAAACTGATACTGAATAAGAAATACAATCCACTCTTTTCATCTGATGCTAGATACTTTATCATAACAGGAGGTAGAGGTTCAGGTAAGTCTTTTGCAGCTACAGTCTTTTTAACTTTGCTAACTATGACAAAGGGTATTAGAATACTCTTTACGCGTTACACAATGACATCAGCCCATCTTTCCATCATTCCTGAGTTCTTAGAAAAGATAGGGCTTCTAGGGTTTGAAGATGTCTTTAGTATTAACAAAGCAGAAGTATTAAATCTAAGTAATAAGTCTGACATACTATTTAGAGGTATTAGAACCTCAGCAGGTAATCAGACAGCGAGTCTAAAGTCTTTGCAGGGGATAAGTACTTGGGTATTAGATGAAGCTGAAGAACTTATAGATGAAAATACATTTGATACAATAGACCTTAGTATTAGAGAGAAAGACATACAGAATAGAATCATACTTATATTAAATCCTGTAACAAAAGAACATTGGATATATGACAGGTTCTTTGAAAGCAAAGGTGTTGAAGGTGGTTTTAATGGCGTTAAAGACAATATATGTTATATCCATAGTACATACCTAGACAACAAAGATAATCTCTCTCAGAGCTTCCTAGAGCGTATTAAGAGTATAAGACATAACAACTTTAAAAAGTACACGCACAAAATACTTGGAGGGTGGTTAGATAAAGCTGAAGGTGTAGTCTTTGAGAACTGGAGTATAGGAGAATTTAATCCTGATGACTTGCAGACTTCTTGTGGAATGGACTTTGGATTCTCAATAGACCCTGATTCGCTTACAGAGGTAGCTATCGATAAGAAGCATAAGAAGATATATCTTAAAGAGCATATTTACAGGAATGGATTAAAGAGTCAAGAGTTAGCTACTATAATACTTGATAAAGTAGAGCAAACTCTGATAATAGCTGATAGTGCAGAGCCAAGACTAATAGCAGACCTCAAGCACTTAGGAGTAAACATTAAGCCAGTCAAAAAAGGAACTATTGAAAGTGGGATAACTAGAATGCAAGATTATCACTTAGTAGTAAGTCCAGAGTCTACAAACATAGCTAAAGAGCTGAACAATTATGTATATGCAGATAAAGGCTCAAAATTATATGTGGACAATTGGAATCATGCAATAGATGGAATAAGATATAACATTATCTACCACCTTGATAATCCTAATGCAGGTAGGTATTTTGTGCAATAAAAAAGAGCGGAAGGTTGCTCTAGCCTCCCGCCCTTCTAAATAATAATGAAACAAACTTATGGCAAA